CGATGGCCGAGGGCAGCGCAGCCCAGATCGCCTTGACCGCGTCGAAGGCTCCTTGAAACACCCCGGTCGCAGAGTTGCCAAAGCCCACAACCGCCACCAGCACGCCCTGCATCGCATCGGCCACCGCGGCGGTGATCCCCGACCAGCTTGCGCTGAGACTGGCGACCACTGCATCGACGCCAAGCCCGATCCGGTCCCAGACTTCGCTGGCGAGATCGGAGAGAAGCCCAAGCGCCGCTCCGAAACCGCCAGCGCCCCCGACGAGCTTGGAGAACTGGTAGACCAACTCGCCTGCACCGACAATCAGCGCCCCGATACCAGTCCGGATCAACGCGCCCTTCAGGACCGTCAGCGACAAGGAAAACCAGCTGACGCCCAGCGCGGCTGCACCCAAAGCCACGACGAAGCGCCCCGCGAAGAAGGTGGCAAACACCCCGGCGATGCTGGCGATCTCGCCGATATGGTCGCCGATATGGTCGCCGAGGAAGGCGATACTGGTTTGGAAAATGCCACCCTTTCGGGTTGCGTCGGCCAGTGCGTTGGCCACCGTTTCCAGCGCCGGAGCGACGGCGACCGTCAGTTGGTTGGTCAGCCCTAGCCAGACCAGCCCAAGCCGGTCGATGGCATCGCCCGCCGTTCGGATCTGGTCGGCATCCGCATCCGACACTGCCACTCCAAAATCGGTGATGTCCTGGGACGCCTGGCGCAGGGTGGCACTGTCGATCCGGCTGAAAGCGAGGGCCGCCTTGTCCCCAAACAGCGCAGAGGCGACAGCCGCCCGCTCGGCCGGGGGTACGAATTTAGTCAGGGCATCCTGAATGGCCACGATGCGCTCATCCAGTGGCAGCGCCTGCAAATCGGTGGCCGTCAGGTGCAAGCGTTTGAGGGCGTCGACCGCCGTGCCGGTGCCGCCCGCCGCATCGGACAATTTGAGTGTCAGCTTCTTGGTGGCTGCCGTAATCTCGTCCATTGAGACGCCCGCCAGGTCACCGGCGAAGGTCAGAACCTGAATGCTGCGGGTGGTGGTGCCGAGCGATTGCGCCAGATTTGCCTGCGCGTCGATCGTCTCGAGGCCCGACTTGATCATGGCGATGCCAGCCGCAGCTGCTGCTGCGACGGCCACAGCCGCCGCAATCTTCACCCTTGTGGCAAAGGCAGCGAGTCTGGCGTTGGCCAGCTCCGCCTCCTTCGACATCCGGCCGAAGCCCTTGACCCCGGCATTGCCCACACCTTCCAGTTCAGCACGCACCTGTTTGCCGCCGACCGCCGCGAGGCGGACGGATACGCGCTTCTCAGCCATCCTCGGCTCCGATCTTTTCGTTGATGCGGCGGACCATCACCGCCTCGAGTTCCGGCAGCAGCTCGGCCGCCACCATCAGGTTCAGGCCCAGCGCATTTGCCAGAGCCAGCGCGGCGCCCAAGTCCCAGCCGATGACTGCCTTGCCCACGACACGCATTTGGCCACCGAGACGAGCGACCAGGTCCCAGACCTGCCAGCCGTCATGGGTTTGTGGCTGGTTCACTCGTGTCGGGCAGTCGTGGCACTGGCTTCCGCAGGCCGCGCAGTAGCTGTCGCCCCCACCGAAGTGCCAGTCGGCGAGGGCGCAGAGCCGTTTTTTTCCGCGTCCAGCAGCATGCCGCGGCTGACGTAGTGCAGGTTGAATGCCTCGAAGATCGGCCACAGCGACAGAAGGGCGTCGATCCCTTCATCGCTGACGGGCAGCGGATTGCCGTCCACATCGCCGACGCCTTCCCAATCCACGACAGCACGGCGTGCCAGCGCCCCAGCGAAGATCGCGGCCCGGGCGTCATTGCTGGAATTGGGGTCCAGATCCTGCACAGCAGGGTCGGCGCGGGTGGCGACCATCAGGGCGGTGGTCAGCGGCAAAAGCTTCAGTTTCACGCCATGGCCAAGGTCCAACCATTGCGGTTCGGGAGAGAGGTCGAGGCGGATCATCAGTAACTTCCAATGCTGTTGACGAGGACGACGGTGCACATGCGGGCGGGGCTGGTGGCCAAGGCCGCCTGCCAATCAAAGGACGCCTGGACGCCCTTCGGGCCTTTGATCTCGATCCTTGGCCGAGGCAGATAGACCGCATGGGCGGTTAGGGTCAGGCTTTCGCCCGAGGGCAAGACATAGCTGAATTCCAATGCAGCTGCCGTGCCGTTGATGGCTTGGGTCAGAAGCATGGTGTCGGCGAAGCGCACCTCAATCTTGCCGGTCAGGGCCGCGATGGTTGGATCGGCGCCGTCAATCTTCGCATCCGAGCGGATGGTTTCGATCCGGTCGAGGTTGTTGGCATAGGTCACATCGGCCGAGACAATGTTGCCCAGCGCCACCCCGTCGCGCTTGATCGCCCCGTTGAAGTGGCCGAACCGCTTCAGGGCGATGGCCGCCGGTATGCCAGCAGCCGTGGCGCCTGCGATGGTCTCGCCCTGCGCCACCAGCATGACCTTGGAACTCAAGAGACCCGAGCGTTCCATCGACCAGGACAGCGCATCGAGGACGCAGCCCGAATACATCGCGAAGCGCGGCACTTCGGCCATACCGACTTCGATGGACATGCTGGGCAGGGTCCAGCTGCCCGACATGAAGGTGTGCGAATTCAATCCGCCCGTCAGTGTTGCCGCCGATAGGGTTCCGTTGGACACGGGTGAAACGGACGCCGCCAGAGTGAACGTATTTCCTGCGCTGCCGAGGACATCGTAGACCATCGTCAGCGCCGTCGCCGTGCCGGTGTAAGTCGCCAGCGCCACGCCCGGCACGACGCTGGCGTTCAGCGCTACAGCCAGCGCCGTCAAGGTGGCGGCGAGGTTGGCGCCGATGTTCACCTGGTTGCCGGTGGCGCCCGAGGCCACGAAGGTGAAGGCGGTGCCGTTGATCGTCACCGTCGCGTTGACCGCAGGTTGCGCCGAGAAGGTGATTGCGCCGGTCGCGGCAATGGTTCCTGCGGTGGTCGGCGCGCCGAAGGCCGCCTTCAGCCAGAAGCCGAAGCCTACTGCATCGATCGGCACCTCGACATCGCCATCCGTCGTGATGGCATCAAGCAAGGGTGCGCGGGGATCGCGACCGTAGCCCAGAAGCTCGGAGGTCAGAAGCGGCTGCTCGGCCGCAAGTGATGAGGTGATGAAGGGCATCTGGGTAAACCCTGCCCCTGGTGGGGTGCCGTAAACAGACTCGAACGCAAGCGCCATCTGCGCCCGCGCTCCTTGTGCGCGTGCCATGTCATTGTCCTTTTGTGAGGGAAATCAGATCAGTGGGTCGGGCGTGGCGTAGTGCAGCACGATGGTGATCACCGCCGCCTTCAACGCCGCTGCGCCTTCAATCGGCAGGTCGACCGGCTCGGGTGCTTCGGCCTCGACCCAGTCGCATAACCCACCCAGCGTGCGGTCCACCGCCAGCGTCGCGCCGATTTCCGCAGTCAGCGCATCGAGCAGCGCGTCGCGCCCAGTTCCGGCTTGGATAACCACCTCCAGCTCGGCCCGGTGTTCGTAAAAATAAGTCAGCGGCGACAGCGTCACCTCCGGCTCGCCGGGCTTCCCGTCGCGCAGGATTGTCAGGCCGGTCGCCGGAATGCGCTCGGGCAGCACGTCCCCGCGGAGCACCGGGGCGGCAAGGCTCTGCAGCCGGGTGTGCAGGGCTGCGAGGACCGTTTCGCGTTTGCTGGACATGACTTTCCTGCACGATTGTGGATTGTTAAATTGAAGCGCGGCGAGGACACCGGCCGGTATCTCGGCGGGTTCGGATGAAACTGTGGAACTGCTATTTCTTAGGAGAAAGCCATTTGACCAGTTCGACAAAATCCATCGGATCCGGCTTGTCTGATAGTCGAGGGGTGCGCCGATTAGTAACGGCTCAGATATGTCACCGCGTCGAACTCGACGCCCTTTAATGCGCCCACAGCGCCGACCTGAGCAATCGGTGGGGTCTTTTGGTAGCTGGATCCCTCACGCTGATAGAAGCGTCCTTCGGGGTCCAGCATCAGGTAAGACCGGTGCATATCATTATTATCTTCGGGAATGACACGCCCTTGGACACCGCTGTGCCGATCAAGGAAGGCCATGTACTGGTCATCAGAAACGGCACGGTTTTCAGCGCCATGAATCGGGATCACCCGGAGAATCTTCCACCGATCGGGGGACAAAGCTTGAAGATGCTCAGTCATGTCCTCCGCTTCGTTTTCTTGGCATACCACGGTATTAATCTTAAGAGTGGTCTCCGGGGAGACTTCTCTAAACAAGGCCAGGACATGAGACAATCTATCGTAGCTCAGCTGCCTGCCCTTGCTATCTTGTCGCCCGATGCGGGCATTTGTCACCTTGTCGAAGCTATCGATACTGAAACCAGCAACGGAAATCTTTTTCCCAAAAGCACGAATGAAGTCATCCTTCAGAAGTATGCCGTTGCTTATGAACGAAGGGCGCAAGCCAAGGCCGTGAGCGAGAGAAATCGCCGGGCCAAGCTGCTTTTCTAGGAAAGGTTCCCCGCCTGCAAAATTTAATCGAACACTTTCCGGGACTATGTGCTGGGGCGTCAGTTCGACATTGGCCCCCTTGAGAGCGGCCAACTCTTGGAGGATTTTCGGGTAGCTTCTTGCGAAACTCGAGTTTTGTCCATACTTGGCATAGCAGAAATAGCAATCGAAATTGCATTCTTCCCGGACATGCCAGTTTATGGTGAGTTCCGGGATGCGCATTTTATATCTTTGATCCAACTATGAAAAGTGAACTGTTACATCGAGATCGTTCGCCATCAAACGACCATCCGCGATCATGAATCGAAGCAGACGACCAGTTTTCACAGCATCATAATCATGAAACTCTGCATATCTGTCGTTGCTGAGGATAAAGGTATGCTCGTCCTTACCCGCTAGTTTTAACAGGTACTCATCTGCAGCTGTTTTGGTCGGCGCAACATGCGTGGTGACCGTTTGGCCAAGTAGCCTCTCGATGCCTTGCGTATCGGTATTCATGAGCTTCCGGATCGACGCGTCCAGAACCACTGTAACCTTGAACCGGTCTCGAAGAGCCTCCAACAATGCACAGAGCGCCGTGAGCCTTATAAATGTCTGGCCTTCATAGCACACGTTGTTTCCATCGATCAGCAAATGCCGAATAATTCTTTCACTTTTCTGCAGTTCATCGCGAATCCTGCGCTCCAACTTCGGTATATTGTTTGCCAAACTGCGCAACTGACCTGAACGGATACTGACGATTTTCTTTGGGCTGCCATTTCCAAATTTCGCTTCACACTCTTGATGGATCATCGCTTTTTCGTAGCTGTTTGCAGCGTTGCTCAGCTTCTGATCAAATCGGTTTGCGGCATCAATATCCGCTTCGAGAGCGGAAACCTCGGACTTTAGGCGATCGTACTCTTGAAGGTGTGGCTGAATTTTTCTTTCGATCCGTGCAATATCCTCGGCCAGCGATTTCTGATCTGCTGCAACCGTGTTTGCGGCGCCGTTCATTTCAGAAAGCTGTCTCACTGCTTGGTCTAAGTTGAAGGCCGCATGGTCAAGAATTCGCTTGTCGGCGGTGCGGGTCGCCTCGATCTTCTTGGACAACTCTGCTTTGTCGTCTCGCAGGCGTTGCTCCAAGGGCAAAATTTCCGCTTTCAATCGATCCGATTGAAACCTTAGCGTCCTCTGATCTGCAGCAAAGTATTTCCAAAACTTCAGTAGGTTGACCTGCGCATCTTGAATTGGCCGCAGCTTGGCCTCCAGGGGTGCCTTCGCCGTTTCAGTTTGGCGAATCGTCTCGGCCAACGCTCCGCACGATATGTTTAGAGAAGCTATTCTTTGCCGTTCTACTTCTGGAGAAAATGAATTGTGGTCATCAATCGACTTCGTCAGCGCCACCTGGCGTTCGTTCAGTGTTCTAAGTTGCTCTTTCAGTCTGGTCAGACGATCGCGACGTTGCGTTAAAGGCTCTAGGAGTTCGCCTGACACCATATTCTTGTCCCACATTTCCTGATCGCAAACCTTATCCACTCCTATGTGCGTCACGTCATCGGCATCCACAAGAGGGGGCAAGCCCCTGTTGCTTTTTTTCGGATTGTCCTCGCCAGCATTGACTCCCAAGGAGAGACGCAAAACTCAGTGCTGCTATCGATCACCTGAGCAAACTTTCGACCCAGTTGCGCACGATGCTACTTGGAATGGCCGCCTGCGCGCGTTCAGCGTCGCGTGCCAGATCGAGTCTTCTCGGCAGTTTGACCTGTCGCACGAGCAGGAAGATCGGCGCCGTGACTTGGCCATTCCCCATTCTCGACTTCGATGCCGCCGCTTGTCCCCTAGTGTTCATCCGCACGGCATCCGCGACCAGAAGGCTTGGGCCCTTGCTGCGATAGATGAAGCGCAGGCGCAGGCCGGTCTTTTGTTCCCACATCCCCGGCGTGATCCGCTTACCGCCTTGCGCCTTGCCCGCGGCGGGCAGCGGAATTGCCAGCCAGAAGCCGTTGCCCGAACGGATCAGTGGCCCGGTGTCATGCGCGCCGATGATGACCGGCGTGTTGGACCAGACCAGTGCCGCCGCGTCGAGGCTGTTGCGGCCCTTTGGATAGGTCTGCGACCGGATGGTGTTGGCGAGGCGCTGGCCCAAACCTGCACTGGTGATCTGGCCCCGCCAGGCGGATTTCAGATCGGCACCCGCCTGCGCCATGGTGACGG